CAATATTAAGTGTAATTAAAGGCTGCTCTATCATGGTAACTATCTATGCCTGTATCTAAACTGCCACTATGAACATCTGTTTTTTGTTGAACACTAGCAGTATTTGTATCACCACCTTTTTGAATTATTACAGGTTTCGTATCTGCTGTTTCGACAGCAGGTAAATCACCCATTGTAACTTTTGGTGTGCCTCTTTCTTCGGCCATTTGTTGTTGTGCTGTCATCATATCACCAGATAAAATAGCCGCCGTATTTTTTTCTAAATTTTGAATTGGTATACTATCTGCATAATTAGAATTGCCAAATTGTACTGCTACACCATCACCTGGTTTAAAATCACTATTAGCTAACATAGTGTTTTGTAAATTAAATGGTAAACCTCTTGCCTCAGCATATGCCTGTATTTGACTTTCACTATCTTTTAATGTTTGCACAAGGCCTTTACCTTGAGAGGTATCTTGTTTTATCTCTTCAACACCTGTCGCTATCTCAGCTTCAGTAGGTTCTGTATCAAATTTAATTTTATTTTTTACAAAATCAGGTAAAGGTAAACTATCAATAATACCATTGATTGCATTTTTAATTGTATTTCCTATACTTGAAAAGAAATTTATGATAGGGTCAAACATACTAGATACAAAACTTAAAATTCTATCTGGTATACCAACAACAAAATCTTTTACTGCTGTTACCGTATCAGCAATAGCATTATAAATTGTATTAAATATATCTCCCATAAAAGATAACATGCCGTTTATATCATTTGTTATATTTGTTTTTGCCGTTTCATATGCATTAACAAAAAAACCAACAATACTATCTTTTAGTGATATAAACCAATCTCTAATACCTGTTACAACATCTGTTACATAGGTCACAATATCATTATATAAGTTTGTAAAAAATTCACCTACTGCTGTTGCCAATGGCGATAAGATATTTGTTACCGTTTCTAATATAGCTTTTGGTATTGCAAGTACAAAATCAAATATGCCACCAAATATTTCATTTAAGCCACCTAATATATCACCATCAAATAACATTATGAAACCATCAACAACTCTTGTTATTGCTTCAATTACATATGTTAATGCACCACCTATACCTTCTAAAATATTTTTTATTAAAAAATCACCTATCATTAATAAAAAGTCCATAACTGGTTTTAGTTTAGGTAACAATTCTTTTATTTTATCTAATGCTGGTGCTAATGCTTTTGCTATCTCATCTGAATATTTGTAAAGTAAAGCAAAACCTCCTATGATTAAACCTATAGGACCAAATCTACCAAAAACTTTAAATAACATTCCACCTCTACCAAAGAATGCTGTAATAGGTGCTAATAGTCTAGTTATAAATGCTACACCTGGTAATGCAAGTAAAAAACCACCAAGTTTGCCTAATAAACCTGATAACATGCCGCCTTGTCTTTCTGCTTCGGGGTCAGGTGGTATATCTATACTCTCACCACCAACACCTGGCGCACCTTGATTTTCTTTTGCCAATTCAGTAGCGTCTTCTCTTGCTCTTCTCTCTGCTTCTTTGTCTAATGTAACTAGTTGACCAATTTTAGTTGCAACATCACTTATACCTCTGACAGCTCTTAATTGTAAATCTCTGATTTGTTCTAGTATATCAAATTGTGATTGTGAGCCTTCAGCCAATACGCCTGTACCGGCAGCACCTACCATTGCACCACCAACTATACTTTGTTGTTCTTGTACAACCGTTAATGCTGTTTCTTGTATTGCGTCTTTTGTTTCTTGGTCAGCCATTTTACTTTATATATTTTTTCATTGTTAAATAAACACCATAACATACAAATAGATATATTGTTGCTACGCCTACATCTACTATATGCTCTCTCATATGATAGATAAACTCTATACCTGCCTGTACATCTCCCATACTTTCACCACCCATATTAATAGTTTTGTTAAATGTTCCTGAATTATCTATTGTTTGTTCCATTATTTTTTACCTTTACTTGTACCTGTATATAAACCAAACCAGGCAGCGCCAGCACCAACTACGATACTGATTAAACCACTTTGTTCCATAGTAGGAGCAGATAAATTCATGTACCATATAACACATTTATATAATAACACGATATATACGGTCAAAAATAATCTAGGAAAAATTCTCCATGCGTCAACAGCTCTTGCCATATGAATTAATTTAGCATATGGGTTGACACCTAAATCTTTTACAGATGTATCAACCTCTAAATCAACTTGTATTTTTTGTTTAGGTTCTGCAACCTTAACATCTTTTTTTACTTCTTCAGCCATTACTTACTTCTCTCTCTTGCTTTTTCTTTTTCTTCTTTAATATATGCAATCAACAAGTTTACATATATCTCCCTTTCCCACGGTACCATATCATTTAATTCGGTTAATGAATATTTATGATGTTGCATTAACGCAAAATTCACTTGATAATGGTTTTCAAGCGTGTCATGTGATAGGGCTATCCGAAAAAATCGGAAAGACCTGATAATGTAATCTTACTTTTTACCTTCGTTTTAGGGTTTTCAACTTCAACTTCATGCATTAATTTAGGCATAGTCTCATAAAATTTTTGTATCTTTTTAAAAGACGCACTAGATATACTTTCAATAAACTTATCAAGTTCTTCTTTAGTATAATCTTTTGCTTGGTGTATCGTCTCACCTTCAATAATTTGATGGATACCCTCACTAATCACACTAAACAATGCTTTAGTGTCTTGTTTACTATAGTCTTTTGTTGGGTCAACTGAAGCTAATGTAGGGTATTTCATCAATACACTAATTTTTCTATCTTCATCAACCACGATTGTGTTTCGGTGTTCATCATCTACATGAACATCAACAGTAGATAAATCCACCTCAACATCTGCGTAAGTTTTCTTGTCATCTGGACATAAGATTTTTAGATTTGCAACCTCACCTACAGATTTAGACCTGATTTTTAAAAATACATATTCTAAATCAAAAGTAGGAAGTTCATCTACATTCAATTGTCCAAATGTACATACACTTACTATATTTTTTAACGCATTAACAATTTGTTTTTGTTCTTGCGATTCCATTGCTTGTAATAAGATTTTCTCTTCTTTTACAATAAATGGTCTATACTTTACCGTGACTTCACTTGATGGTAATGTCAATTCAAAAGTATTTGTTTCCAATACTGGCAATGCCATAATATTATCTCCTTGTTATTAACCAAAAGGTGGAAATAATCTTCCACCTGTAACTCTACCAATCGGTAGACTTCTTTTAGTTGCTTGTAGTACATCTCTGCCTGCTCTTCTAAATTCAGGAGGCAATTTACTTAATATACCACCAAACAATCCAAAATCTTTACTTGCTTTTATTGTCGGCTTATCACCGCTTGCTTGACCTATTGTTGCACCATTAACTTGGTCTATTGTCAAATTCGCCCATGTTCTAAAGTTAAGTGTAACTGGCACCTCTACGACAGTATTATTACTACCATAAGCATAATCTATCGGACTAATAGTTTGAGGATAAACTTCAAACAATCTTACTGCGTATGTAACTCTAGCGTCATCATCACCTTTTGCGTCAAACTGACCTAATTGAAATATATCAATTGAACCAACATAATCATCATAATATCTCATGTCGTGGGTCTCTGTGCTAAAAATTTGTTTCTGCCAATTTTCCCAAAACATTCTTTGTCTTAAAAACTTATCACCAAAAAATGTCATCTCTACTTCACCACTATAAGAATATGCATAAGGCATTTCTCTTTTAGGTCCATAATGTCTAACTGATTGTGTATTTACATCTCTACTTGGCATGGTAACTTTGTTACACATCATTTGTATATTTTCTCTCATTGTGCTACCAGTTAATTCGTTAGCATTTGAGTTTCTATGTTGTAATCTTTCTCTTTGCATAGGTGGTCCACCTGGCTCAAGAGTTAGTTTTTGAGGTGGATTAATTATGACATAAAACCTATTTGGTCTTGCCAAACCCTCACCTTGATTTATCTGTGCCTCAAATCTTTGTAGTACACCAGAACCACCAGGTTTTCTTTGTAATCTAGGGTCGCCTGCAACATCAGCCAATGATTTATCTCTTGGTAAACCAAGTCTAATATCAAAGTTACCTATTCTACGACCACCTCTTAAAATTGCCATTACAGTATTTTCCCTTTATTTGGTCCTTTTTTAATTCTATATCTTTGTGTGCCTGTGGCACCAATCTCAACTTCTTGTCTCAAAGATTTAGATAGTTCTAATTCTTTTTTATGTTTATTAATTTTGTTAGTATGTTCTACTAGTTGTTTTGTTCTATCTCTGTCCATTAAAAATTCTTTCTAGCTGCCGAAAATACACCACCAATTGTTTTGCCTGTAAACTGAGCAACTGGTAGATAGGCTGCTAATGCCATCTCATTCACATCTATTCTCAAAAAGTTTGACCTTACTTGTGAATATAGATATCTCTTAATCGCCACTTTGGTATATTTATTACCTTTTATTGAGTTGTATGAAGCTATTATTTTAGTTGATTGGTCAAACTTACTGTTTGTTGCGTAACTCTGTAATTGTTGTAAAAATGCAAATCTAGCACCATAAGGCAGATAATGAAAATTTAAACCTATAAAACCGCCTTTCATAGGCTCTAATGGTAATACTAATGGAAAAGTATCATAATATGGTAGTCTTGCTTTTGTTTTAGGGTCATAGTAAAACATGGCCATACGACCTGCACTAGGTCTGCCTAGTTGTTTACCTGATTGCATTAATGCACCAGCACTACTTCTATCTGCAATTAATGATACAGCATTTCTGTACCAACTCGCACTTTTAAGTTTGTTACCTTGTAAATCTTTTAGTGGTTCAAATATATCTATTGCCATACCACTATTTATAAGAAAACCCCTAGCGATTTCTCGCTAGGGGTCAATGCTTTCAGTAATAGAGAGAAAGGATTAATCTTCGTCTGCTAATTTACTAAAGTAATCAAGGGTATCATCCTCGTCACTAGCAGGCTTAGATTCGCTTACCTTTGGCATTTCCACGGAAGTTGTAGTCTGTGGTGGGAGGTCTACAGAATCTACTGTCGCCGTGCTTTGCGTTCCCGTAATAACCCTATTCAGTTTCTCTTTGAGTTCATCATAGGTCTTAAAATTACTAGGGTCAACAAATGGTTTTAGAGGGTGTTGTTTTTCCCAAATAGCTTTGAT